ATTGTTATGATTGTGTTGATTGTTATGATTGTCATAATTGTTATGATTGTCGTGATTGTCATAATTGTTATAAAAAAAGGTGTGAATAATGTTTGATATATTTTTGACAATATGGTTTTCAATGGGATGTATTGTAGCTTTATCTTTCATATTCTGTTGCGCTTACCTTGATGAAATTGAAATAAAAGATTTTTTTATTATATTTGTTTTGATTGGTCTCGGAGGTTTTAGTTTTATCATGATGTTTTATTTCTTGGTTGTTTTAATAAAAGAAGCTAAAGAAGAAGATAAAAAGGAGTAACATGTTAAATCCAATCCACATCAAGGCAACAAGTCTATCTGATGCTTGGTTTCAATTGTTGTATACAGCGGTTGATATAGGTCGTGAATTTACTATTGATGAAGGTTCTTTTGAAGGCCAAAAGCGCCTTGAATTTGATTTTGCTATGATACAAATAACACACCCGGAAACATTGCCATTATTACCACAAGTACCGTCTCATTATGGTTTTCCCAATCCAGTTGATGATAATTATCTTGATGATTATTTACCTTATTTAATGACCGGTGAAGAAAAAGAAGGTGAAAGTTATACATATGGTCAGCGATTGTGTGCTTCTAAAATACCAGTTCATTATATTATGGGGTGTTTTGTTGATGATATAATCAAAAAAGACAAAGCTTTTTGGAAGGATGATAAAATAATTACTGATGGATTTCCCAACTACTTAAATCAAATCGAGGCAATGATATGGACTTACAAAAATAAAGGTCATCGAAACAATCAAATGATTTTACAAGTGGGTCAACCAACTGACATGTTGCTTGTTGATCCACCTTGTTTACGGCACATAGATACCCGGATTCAAGATGGTAAATTACATTTCTTCCCTTATTTCAGATCCTGGGATTTATATGGCGGTTTTCCGGCAAATCTGGCAGCCATTGAAATGATGAAACAGTATTGTGCTGCTGAAATCGGGGTTGAAAACGGTGAAATTATTGCAACATCAAAAGGTCTTCATCTTTATGATTATGTTTTTGAAATAGCAGAAGTATTGAGAGGACGTAAAATAAATGAAATATAATATTAACTAAAAAATGGAGGTAAGAAATGAAGGAATTGATGGAACTGTTTACAAGGTTTGTTGTTGCGATTGAAAAAATCGCTGAACCTGGTTGTGAGCAAAAATGTAAGTGTGACGAACCGGAACAAAAACCCGAAATCAAAGACATACCAAGAGATTACGACGGAATTGCCGCTCAAAAGGACGGACGTGAAGTTCTCTTGAATCTTTGTGGGAAAAAAGGAATCAAAGTAAAAAAAGGCATAAGGGATGCCACACTTGTAAAAATGTTAAAAGAGTTTGATGGTAAGGTTGTTAAACCTGATGTTGAAGAAAAAGAAGAGATTTTTGTTGATACATCAGCCGGTCAAACAACAACCACTTTGTCGGAATCGAAAGGTAATCTTGAAAGTGTTTTATCAGAAAATGTTGTGAACAATAAATTGCCTGAGATTGAAGAAACTGAAACTAAAGAAGCACCAGAACAAGAAGAACCTGAATCAAACGATGAAGATGGTTTTGATTGGGGTGAAGACTGGGATAACGAATAAGGAGGTTAAAAATTGGCTATTAAACTAACAACAACAAAAGATCAAACAAGTTTTATTAAATGTCTTGTGTATGGTGATTCTGGGATTGGAAAAACAACACTTGCAAAAACTTGTCCAAAACCGCTTATCATTTCATCTGAAAAGAAAATGATGAGTTTGAAGGATGAAAAAATTCCAGTTGTTTTGATTGAAGATCACAAAGATCTTGCTGAAGTTTTGCAAAAAATCAAAACAGACAAAAAATTTGCAAATTTTGAAACTATTGTTCTTGATTCCGTTTCTGATATTGCGGAAACAATTTTACAATATTTTCAGAAAAACCCGAAGGACGGGAACAACCATGCTCAAGCACCGTATGGATGGATGCTTGAAGTATTGAACCCTCTATTGAAAGAATTCAGGGATTTGCCTGATAAAAACATTTATGTTATTGCAAAAACAAAAAGAATGAAAGACGGATTCACAGATATTGATACATGGATGCCATCAGCACCAGGTAAACAATTAGGCCCAAACCTCCCATATCTTTTTGACTATGTTTTTGCGATGAGAAAAGGTGTCGCAAAAAATGGTAAAGAATATCGCTATCTACAAACAGATGCGGATATTCAATGGATTGCAAAAGGAACAAAGGAACTAAATGCGATGGAGGAACCGCATTTAGGGAAGCTTTTTAACAAAATTTTAAACAATAATAATAAGGAGTAAAAAAACTATGACAGTATTAGATCAAGCATTTGACAGTGATGATCATGATGATATGGATGGTGGATTTGACCCCATGCCGAAAGGCGATTATCTTTGTAAGGTAGTCGAAACAGAAATAAACGAAACAAGCGCCGGAACTGGAAAATATATCAAAGTCAAATTTGAAGTTATACAGGGTGATTTCAAAGGTCGTTTTGTTTGGACAAATATTAATATCATAAATCCAAATCCTGTTGCCGTTGAAATTGCAAAAAAAGAACTTGCTACCCTTTGCAGAGCTATCGGAAAATCAGGGACAATCAAAGATACAAACGAATTACATGGTATACCTTTGACTGTGAAAGTAAAAATCAAACCTGCAAAAGACGGATATGATGCAGGAAACGAAACAACTGGTTATCTACCGGCAAACAACACAACACCAACACAGGTTCAGGAAGCAAATACAAGTGTTCAAGATGATGATCATCCAGGTTGGGATTAATTGGTTTGACACGGAATTGAATATGTGTTAAGATTAATTATCCTTTTTTTAACCCTTGTTTTAAGTGTTGGTCGTATGGAGTCAATTAATTTTGGCTCCATACCGCAAACCCTTAAACTAAAAAAATAGGTGAATTATGGCCGAAATGCCGATAGACACAAGACTAAAAGTCGAACAGATGATTGAAGATGGTTTAATCACTCAAAAACCAAGGCCTTATTTGGGTATGTCGATGCTTGCTGAACCATGTCAAAGAAAACTATGGTATGGTTTCCGCATGTGTTCTGAGTTGAAAATAAGTCCAAGGGTTAACAGATTGTTTGGTCGAGGCCACAATGAGGAACCAATAATACAAAATGATTTAAGAAAAATAGGTGTTATATGCCTTGTTGATCCAAATAATCAACCTGAGTTTATTGATGGCAACGGCCATATGAAAGGCCATCCTGATGATCAACTCTTAAATATTCCAGATGCTCCTAAAACACCGCATCTTGGTGAGTATAAAACACATAATAAAAAATCTTTTACCCATTTACAAAAACATGGTTTAAAAAAATCAAAACCGATACATTATGGTCAAATGCAAGTTTATATGCGGAAATGGGGTTTGATCAGGGGTTTGTATGTAGCTGTATGTAAAGATGATGATTCACGCTATTATGAAAGGGTTACACTTGATATTCAATATGCGGATGAACTTTTGAAAAAAGGTCGTGATATCATATCATCTGAAACACCACCATCAAAAAGATTTACGGATCCTGAATATTATGAATGTAAATGGTGTAATTATTATGAAATATGTCATCATGGTATATTGCCATTGAAAAATTGCCGCACATGTTATTATGGTGATATTCATGATGAAGGTAAATGGAAATGTTCCGGTCATAAAATTGAATTGTCTTTTCAACAACAGCAGATTGGCTGTCACAGACACAAATACATGAAGGGTTTAAGATGATCACTCTTAGAGATTATCAACAGGAAGCCATAGACGCAATTTTCAAATTTTTTCGATCAAAGAAAAAAGGGAATCCGCTTGTTCAGGCACCTACTGGTTCAGGAAAATCCGTAATTATAAGCGGATTTTGCAAGGCAGTTATTGATAAGTGGCCCGATCAAAAGATTTTAATCATCAGTCATGTCAAAGAAATACTTGAACAGAACCACAAAACAATTGAAAAACATCTTGGTAAGAAAGTCGGATTATATTCAGCTGGACTTAAATCAAAAACATTACACAATATTACTGTTGCCGGTATTCAATCAATTTATAATAAGCCTGAGATTTTTGAAAAATTTAATATTATTATTGTTGATGAAGCACATACAATACCTCATATAAAAAATGGAATGTATCATAAGTTTTTCAACCAAGTTAAAAAAAGAGTGATAGGATTTACCGCTACACCTTATCGAATGGGTACAGGTCATTTAACAAGAGGAGAAGGAGCGTTTTTTTCAAAAATTGTTTATGATATTCCGATCAAGAAATTACAGAAAGATGGCTATTTATGTGAAGTAACCGCAAAAGGAACTCATAATAAACTTGACCCAAAAGGAATTAAAAAACAAGCCGGTGACTATGTATTAAAAGAATTATCAATTGTTTTTGACAGACCTTTAATCACAAGAGATATTATTCGTGAGTTATTAAAATATAAAACATCACGTAAAAAATGGTTATTGTTTGCAATTGATATCGAACATGCGGAAAATATAACTAACGAATTAAAAATACATGGTGTTTCAGCCGCATGTGTTCATTCAAAAATGAATGGCAACAGAGACAAAACAATTTATGGATTCAAAGGTGATGAATTTCAAGCTCTTGTTTCTGTTGCCGTTTTAACAACCGGTTTTGATTTTTCTGATATTGATTTGATCGGGCTTTTGAGACCGACTGAATCACCAGGATTACATGTTCAAATTATTGGACGTGGTTTAAGACCTTCACCAAACAAGAAAAATTGTCTTATTCTTGATTTTGCCGGGAATCTAAAACGACTCGGCCCTATTGATGACCCAGTTGTTAAAGTGAAAGGTTCTGGAACCGGTGAAGCGATCATGAAAGAATGTGAAAGATGTTATGAACTTGTATATGCTGCTGTTAGAATTTGTCCGTGCTGTAAACAAGAATTTAAATTCAAACATAAACTTTCATCTAAAACAGATGATAGAGAGGTATTGACCCCTGAAACTGTATATGATGTTGACAGTATAGATTATCAATATCATATTGGTAAGAAAAAAATACCAATGTTAACAGTAACATATCTTTGCGGAATCAAAACTTTTAAGGATTATGTTTGTCTTGAACACACTGGATATGCAAGAGAGCAAGCTGAAAAATGGTGGAAAAAAAGAAGTGACATTGAACCTCCTGGAACTGTTCAAGAAGCAATGAATTTAGTAGATAATTTAAAAAAATCAACAAAAATTTTAGTTAAAGAAAGTAAACCTTATCCGAAAATCTTAAAATATAAACTTTAAATGGAGGTAAAAAATGAAATCTACAATTTTATTATCGCTTGTTATATCTATTTTTCTTTGTTTTACATTTTATTATATTATTGATAGAATAGAAAAACTTGAAAAAAGAATAGAAAAACACGAACCTGAACATCTAAAAATCACATTGACCGCATATACTCTGAGAAAAAAGGAATGTAATAATGATCTTGAAAATACAGCCACAATGTTGAAACCAATACCCGGTTATTCATGTGCTGTATCAGTCGATTTAAAACATTTACTTGGAAAGAAAATATATATCTATGGATATGGTGTATGGTATGTTAATGATCTTTTGAATAAACGATATAAAAAGAGTGTTGATTTGCTGGTTTGGGATATTAAAACAGCTCGAAAAATTGGAAGAAAAAAAGATATAGAAATTGTAACTATTGATAAACTTTAAGGAGAAAAGATGCTAAAAGTAAAAAAGCGGAATGGTGATATTGTTGATTTTGATCGAAATAAAATTATAAATGCAATTGCAAAAGCCGGTGAAGCGACTGATGAATTTGACAGAGAAGCAGCAAGAACTATTTATCATAGAGTTTTTATAAAAGTTAAACCTCTTGAAACACCTATTGATATTGAAACAATACAAAACATTGTTGAATATGTTTTATTGAATTCTATTTTCACTAAAACCGCAAAAGCTTATATTCTTTACCGGGAACAAAGATCGAATATCAGAAACATAAACAATAAAATGAGTGAAGATTTACTTGAATCGTATCTCAAATGTCTCGATTGGAAAGTGAATGAAAATAGTAATATGACATATTCGCTCCAGGGTTTGAATAATTATATATCATCAAACATTACATCAGAATATTGGTTGAATAAAGTTTATCCTGCTGAAATAAGAAATGCTCATAATGACGGGGATATTCATATTCACGATTTAAGTTTACTTTCTGTTTATTGTGTTGGTTGGGATCTTCAAGATATATTGAGAGTCGGATTCAAAGGAGTCCCTGGAAAAATCGAAGCCAAGCCGCCTAAACATTTTAAAACCGCACT